AAGGAGATGCTGTGAATAACAATTGACTTACATCGTCTAACTTTTACTAATCTAGGGTCTCCGGGGTAGTGGATTAGGAGCGGATCAACGCCAAGTCAATATTCCGCTTCATGGTGACTAGCTCCATGTAATCCGTGACTAACAGCCCCCGAGATTCATGGATTCTCCAGATGCTCTGACTAACAGCAGCATCGATGAATAACAGATAACTGTGATGCTGTTATTCAAGTAACGCGCATGCACTGGATACCGTGGATCGATGGTCCCTAGATGCTCGGGGTTCTGGGTGACTGGCGCTAGATAGGTAGGGCGCTAAGGATTAGGGCGCTAAGTACTTGAGGGGGGGAGCCCCACGGCGCTGCGGGAGCAAGGTAGCAGGAGGTACCCCAGACACCGAGAATCAAAATTCCAAAGTAGTTGTGACACACAGCATCACAGAATCACAACACCCAAGGACTCTCGGAAAAATTTGAAAAATTTTGACCCACGGGATTCTGTGATACCGTAGCGCGCATGAACGCCCGACCCACAATCGAACAATCTCCGGAACCCGACATCCCGGCCCCAGATATCCCGGACTGGCTGATCCCACAGCCCACGAGGGAGCAGCGGGCCATCATCGAACAGGGCCGGCGGGATGCGATCGCTTATCAGACTGCGGTGTTCGAACTCATCCTTGATGACGTGCTGGACCATGTGGCTCGCGGTGAGCCCGTGAGTACGTGGTTCGCGGATGACCCTCGGGAACTGGACTACGCGAAGTTCCTGCGGTGGATTCATTCGGACGACACTCGGAAGAACCGGTATCGTGAAGCGCAGAAGATTGGTGCCGAGGTGATCTCGGACCAGATGATCGTGATCGCAGACGGTGGAGAGGGGGTGATCCCGGAGGATGTCGCTCGATCGACCTTGAGGATCAACACCCGGCGCTGGCTGCTCGGTGTCTGGGATCGGGACCGGTTTGGCGAGAAGAAGCAGATCGACCAGAACGTCGTGATCGACCTTGGGGATGCGATGCGTATGGCACAGGAGCGGGTGCAGAACCGCGTGATCGAGGGGCGTGCTGAGAGGATCGAGGAGTGAAGGCCACAGGACCGTCGGGTAACGAGCAGGCGCTGATCGTCGATCTGCTCCAGTTCAAGTACGACCCCGAGGGGTTCGTTCGATATGCGTTCCCGTGGGGCGTGAAGGGTACGCCGCTGGAGAAGATGGACGGGCCTCGTACGTGGCAGATCGACGAGTTCAAGCGACTCGGGGACCACTTGATGCTCGACATGGAGAAGCAGCGGATCGGACTGCCCCCGTCGCCCCTGTACCTGGCCATCTCGTCGGGCCGGGGAATCGGTAAGAGTGCGTGGCTCTCGATGCTCGACCTGTTCGTGATGTCCTGTTGGGTCGGCAGCACGACAATCGTGACCGCGAACACGGAGACGCAGCTTCGGTCTCGGACGATGGCTGAGCTTGGGAAGTGGCACACGATGGCGATCAACCGGCACTGGTTCGAGAAGTCATCGACTTCGCTGAGGCCGGCGAAGTGGTTTGGGGAGCTTGTGCAGTCTCAGCTATCCATCGACACGCAGTATTACTACGTGGATGCACAGTCGTGGTCCGAGGAGAATCCGGATGCGTTCGCAGGTGCCCACAGCCAGATCGGCATGATGGTCCAGTACGACGAGGCGTCGGGGATACCTGACCCGATCTGGAACGTGACCGAGGGGTTCTTCACTGACCTGGCACCGTTGAGGCTGTGGATCGTCATATCGAACCCGCGTCGGAACACCGGGCGGTTTTTCGAGTGCTTCCACAAGGACCGGGGGTTCTGGCAAACAAGATACGTCGATTCCCGGACAGTCGAGGGTGTCGATGGTGCCGTGTATCAGCGCATCGCAGACAAGTATGGCGAGGACCACGACGTCACGAAGGTCGAGGTCAAGGGTCAGTTCCCCACGACCGGTGTCGATCAGTTCATCGGACGCACGGTGGCCGAGGAGGCTGCTGCTCGTGAGGTGACCGAGGACAGCGGCGCACCCCTCGTCATGGGCGTCGATGTTGCGCGCAAGGGGAGCAACGAGTCGGTGATCCTGCTGCGCCGGGGGCGTGACGCTCGCACGTACCCGACCTACCGGTACAAGGGTATGACCACAATGGACCTGGCCGAGAAGGTCGCCAGTGCCATCCAGAAGCACAACCCGGACGCCGTGTTCATTGACGGCGGGGGCGTGGGCGGCGGGGTGGTCGATAGACTCAAGCAGCTTGGTTACCGGGTGATCGAGGTGCAGTCGGGATCAAGCGCCTCGGACCCTGAGCGGTACTTGAATAAGCGGGCCGAGATGTGGGGCGAGATGCGCGACTGGTTGAGTATCGGGTGCATCGAGAACGACCAGACGCTGATTGACGACCTCGCTGGCCCCGAGTACGATGTGACGTTAAAGGGTCAGATCAAGCTGGAGACCAAGGAGCAGATGTTGAAGCGCGGTCTCCCCTCCCCCGACTCGGCAGACGCCCTCGGGCTGACCTTCGCAGAGAAGATCGCCCGCACCGACAGCGCCGCGAACACCCGGCTGCGCAGGCTCCAGGGTCGAGTGGCCGAGACTGATTATGACGTATTCAGCACGTAGGAGCACCTGATGGGATTCGTCAAGAAGGCGTTCAAGAGCGTCACGAAGCTGGTCTCCGGGCTGTTCTCGGCACCCAAGGTCAAGGCTCCCCCGCCGATCCAGACTCCGACGATGGAGGACCGGGCAGGTATCGCCGCAGCAGCCGATGCCGCACGGCGACGTGAGCGCGTAGCCTCCGGGCGCGCAGCGACCATGCTCTCGGACCAGAGTAACTACACAGACCCCACCATCGGCCGCAAGAAGCTCGGCTGACCCAGGAGACCCGCATGACCCTCTCGACCAGTACCGTCACCCTCGCACCGGGTAGCTCCCGGACCTACACACTGGCACCGGGCGAGGCGGTCACTGTCGCCACCGAGCCGAACTGCTACGTTACGGTCACCGAGACGCCCGACGTCATTACCTCGGCCGATCTGGACGGTCAGACGAACGTGCGCACGTCGATCCTCCAGTACAAGGGCGAGTGGACCTACGGTCCTTATGCCCTGGGCGGCACAGTTGCGGTGGCAGTGAGTCTCAGCAAGAGCACGTCCTCGGTTGCTGTGACTCTGGGTAGTTCGGCCGCTGCGGTGGTGGCGGCGGCTGGTATCCGTGACGATTATCAGCGCGCCGCGTCGTCTGGTTATTTTTGTCATCTTTATGCGCCCAATCAGACGATTTGCGATCCGTATGTGCTTGACCTCTCCGGCGCGCTGAATAACGCGACATTCGGCACGGGGTTGAGCAAGGCCGAATGCTGGGCGACCGCTGGATTCGCATCGACAGCGGCAGTGAATACTGACGAAGTTCTGCACATGCCTGCTATCGGATTCGACATGACGGGCGGTGAGTCAATGTTCTTTATGTGGAAAGGGCAGATCACTGCGCCTGCATCTGCATTGCCATTCATCGGAGACTCTGCGGGTAGTTCGTCGCGGGGCATATCACCAATGCGCATCCTGACGGATGGCACATGTCAGGGATACGTGTCTGGCGGGTCGGGGCTGGCCTCGTTTTTTTCAATTTCTGGCGTTGTCGCTGATGGGACTACTCACGCGTTCGGTCTGGTTCTGGACGGCGTAGCAAACCGATATCAACTTTACGTTGATGGCGTAGCGTCAGGTGGCTACACGTCGCTGACAAGTCGGGATACCGTAACTACGAATCAATTCATGATTGGAAATACACAAGCGACTTTGTGGGCATCATCGACTGCTCTGGCGTCAAAAACACAATCGCTTGTAATCCTTCGTGGGCGAACTGGTCTCGGGTTGCCAACTGGATACGACGCGCTCATGAAACAAGTGATGATGAATCCGGGGAAGCTTGTTACAAAAGCCGAGTGGTAAGGCATGGCGATACTGCATTCTGCCCCGCTTACGGCTATCCCGGAGTATTTCACAGTCACTTCTGCGGCTGCTCCTGATACCTACAGAGAAAGTGGATTTATACCGTCGCCCGGACGTGTGTATTTTGGAACGGCTCCGGACGGTTCGCCGTGTCTAGTCACTACGGTCGCAGAAGGCGATCCGCTCGACCAAGTTGGCGCTTACAGGTCGGAGGTGGCGGCACCGCAGGTTTCGGCAAACACAGGATATTGGATTACGTGGGAATCTTTTCTGCCTACTGATTTCCCATACAACGCCGTGCCGGACTTTTTCAATCAGGGAACGTATTGCATTGCGCAAATGCACGATTCGCCGGACGTTGGAAACCCCATAGTAAATTTGTCCAATGTTGTTTTCTTTGTAAACAACGCCGGACACATTATTGTTAAAGTTCCGACGCTAGCTTCATTCGCGGATAAAACATCAGAATCAAATTATGATGTGTATATTGGTCCGAAGCTAAAGCTTGGGCAATGGGTAAAAATGGCATGGCTGGTCAAATTCACAACAGACGCCACCGGATTCATCGAGTCGTATTACGACGGCGTTCCGGTATGCAAGGTTTGGAGACAGCGGACTGATTACACAAATCTGTTAGCGCCCTATCTTCGACTGGGGGTATATGATTTTCATCACCTAGATGGATTTGGCAGGATGACTCAATACGTTCGGAATGTGGTGATTCGGGACGGCTCGGATAGCGCGTTTTCCGCAATGGGTATGGACCGAATTGCAGCAGCGCCAAAACAAATTCCATGACCGAACCCTTGCCGCCCGAAGCCTACGCTCGCGTGTTCGAGGGTAACTAACTACCAAAGGAGTAATATGATGGGATGCGAAAAAGGCAAGGGAAAGAAACCCCCGAAGAAATGAGGTACCAATGACTCTGGTCGAAGAAATCTGCCACCGGTACTCGGATCTCAAGGGGAGCCGGGGTACATGGGAAGCCCACTGGGAGGAGATCGCCGAGCGCGTGCTACCTCGCCAGATCGGCTTTGTCGGGGAGCGCACGGACGGTGAGAAGCGGACTCAGAAGGTCTTTGACTCCCGGCCGCAGATCGCCCTTGACCGCTTCGCTGCGGTCATGGACTCCATGCTCACGCCCCGAGCACAGAAGTGGCACAACCTGCGCACCACGGACGAGGATCTGAACCGGGACTTCGAGGTGCAGGACTGGTTCTACAAGGCCAACAACATCCTGTACGCCGCCCGGTACTCCCCGAAGGCAAACTTCGCCGGTCAGAACTATGAGCGGTGGGTATCCACGGGCGCATTCGGTACAGGCTCTCTGTTCA